GCCCGGTCTTTTTGTCCAGCGAAAGAGGGTAGCGTACCGGAGTAGACGACCCTGCCGGGGTGATCTGAATATCGCCCTGAAGGTCGGGGATGTTGGTCATCGGGTCGGGACAGAAATCCGATGCTGCGGAGTAAACGTCCCTCTGGGCATGCCTATGTCCATTGACCGGAGAAGGCTACGGTAGGCCCGATTGTGCCGCGCTTCCTGATAGGAGTTCCCCATGCGCCGGAAGCACCCCGCCACGGCCCCTTCGATGATCGCTTCTTGAAGGTCCGTGGAGGCGTAGACCGTGCCAATCATCGTGGATAGGGCCGTGTTCGTCTGCCGGAACTCGTAGTACAGCGGCGCTCCGTAAGAAAAGTCCACCCTGTGCGAGTTGACGCCGAGGTAGTCTCGCATCGTCCCTTTCATTGGAACTGGCTCGAACTCGCCCTGCCATGCGTAGGTGTTCTCGCCCGTCGAAGCCTGACCCGGCCTGAGTCTCATTAGCCCGTTCAGGTTGGAGGCGTCAGTGATCGAGCTGGGAAGGTCGAGGTAGCCACGTCCGGGGATGATGATCTGAGCGTGATCGAGGTAGGCGGTCGTGGTGGCGGTGGTGTTCTTCACCCTGACGGCCACGTTCTCACACGTCGAGGGAACCGACACGGCCTGCGTCCAGCCCAGCGTCCAGTTCTGCTCGTCTGTCTCACAGCCGGCGAGTTCAACCCCGTTGGTCACGTCCCACAACTGGAGACGCGCAGAGCCTGTCGGGGCCTGGAAGCCGCCATACATGAACAGCGTCTCGCCAGCGGAGACTGGGATAGAGGCCGACGTTACCGCAGTGCCGTTAACCGTGTAGGCAATCGAGATGGACTGCGCTCCTGTGAGGACGATGGTCGTCTCTGCCGTCTGGGTCGGGGAGCCGCCCGCCACGTCCGTCCAACCTGCCAACGTCGGTTCGTCGCCTGCGACCACAAGCCCTGCCGCCAAGTACCGAGGCAATGGCAGGTTACGGACGACATCGTTGATGGCGTCCAGCATGTCCGGCAAGGACAACGGGGTAAGGATGCAGGCATCACTCGTTGTCACCGCCACCGAGAAGGCTGGGACCGTAAAGGTGGTGCCTGACACCGCCGTTATGACCTTCGACTCCCCTTCCGGCGCGGTGTTGGCCCCGTTCTTGTCCACGACCGTTATCCAGTAGCCGTTGTAAGCCGTGGTGCTTGTCGAGCCGAACGACGTGCCCGTAGCCGCCACCACAGAGGTCACAGTGGCGTTAGAGGCCGCCGTGAAGGTCTTGGGGTCAGGCCCGCCCAGAAGCGTCGCCATGCGTGTCAGGATCGCAGCGGTGGTGGCGGTCGTGCTCACTTCTTAGCCCGTCGTTTCACCGCGTAGGCAATCGCTACCGCCTGCTTGGTTGGCTTTCCAGCCTTCACCTCAGCGCGGATGTTGGCCTTGAACGCTGCCTTTGACGCGGACTTCTTTAGCGGCATCTCATTACCTCGGTATTGGAGCGACGTGAGGCGAGGAGGCTGTCAACACCCCACGCCGCTCGGGAGCCTGCCCTGGTGTTGTCATTTAAGTCGGCGCTACGCCCGCTGTGGTGTTGGCTGAGGATGCCGTCGTGACTAGCCCGATGCAGGTGTCGTCCGCGCTGGCGATATTAAGCGTGGCGTCATTGGCAATGAACGGGATGAGTTTATAGGTCAGGATTACCTTGTCTGTCGCACCCGACACCGTAAACCGCGCCCCCACCGCGCTGTCCGCCGCCAATGCTGTTCGTACTTTCGTTGCCACCTGAGCCGAAGTGTCGTTCGTCGCCACCGCCACTGAAATAGCCTTCGGCGACCCAGCCATGCCAGCGGAAGTCACCGTAATCGTGGCGTTACCCGCAACGAGCACACCCTCGACTGTTTCCGAGATCGTAGCCGTCTCTACCTGTGCCGTACCTGCCGTCTGACAGTACTTGATGGCCCCGCTGGATTGATAGAGCGCGTCTACAACACCAGGGTTGGAGGTCGGCAAACCCGTTATTAGGAAGTTATAGCTACTGAGTACGTTGACGATGAGGTCACTGGCGGAGTTCCACCAAGCAATGTCGTTCTGCGTCGCAGAGACGCTGAACGACACATGTGCAAGTCCGGCAGGATCATGAATCTTAAAGTAAGTAACGGAAGCATCAAAATACAGCGATAGTCGTATGACGCCAGACGTGTCTTTCCAGTAGACGGTATTCTCGTCCGCGACGACGATTGGGGCGGGGATGGTGAGCGCAGAGGAAATGTCAGGCATTAGACAAACCCCATCCTGCCAGCGCCCGCTGTCACCGAGAGATTAGCCGTGCCCGCGTCTGTGCGGACTTCGATCGAGCCTATCCCTTCAATGCCCTTCGAGACCTGCTGGCTGAACGTCTGACCGGACTGGAGTTCCTCGTAAGCCGTCGAGCGGTTCAAGGCCGAAACCGTTAGTAGCGTTGTGGATGCATCCAGTCCCGCCGCCCACTGCCACCTGGTCCAGTACAGCGGCGTCAGGCCGTACTTGATGTTCCCGGCCATCGCCACCGCGTCCGCCCTGTAAGCGTCCTTCAGTGAGGTTTTGATCCAGTCTGTCGGCACTGTCCACGTCACCGTGCCGTCGTTCGCCAGCGAAGTCGCCCCGCCCGTGTTGTCTGTAGCGGTAATGTCCGCCCATGTATTGTCGGACTTGCGGTACTTCACCGTCACTGCTGATGCCGTGCTGTTGGTCGCTGACACGTCTATGTTTACGCCCCGAAAGGGCTGGAGAGCGCCGACGAACATGAAGTCATTGGCTGCCGCCGTGGACAAGGAAGACAACGTGACAATTGTTGAAGTGTCCGCGTCGTTCGCCTCGTCGGAGTAGTCCGTCTGGTTCGCCCGTGCCGCGAGATTGTCCGTTGTTTTGAATACAACAAGGTAGGGGTTGAGCTGGACCTGACAGACCACAGCGGTCGTGAAGTTGCGTGGCGTAGCGCTGATCCAAATGGTCCCGTTGGGAATGAGCACGAACTGGGGAGTGGTGGTGACACCCAGCCCCGCCGATGGGGTCAGGGAGCGCACCTCACCCAGTTCAGCCGGTATTGTCTGTGTAGGCATTGTTTACCTCAATCCGGCCCCGTGCTTCTGGCCGGTCTCCTTCTGAATCGTCTTTGAGTTGTTCGTTACCGTCTCCTGCACCCTTGCGTTGCTTTCCCGCTGTCGCTTCTCTGCCCACGTCACCGGCCTACCCAGGTCGCCTGTCCGGTTGATGATCTGGATAAAGGTGTCGGTAAGTTTGCAGTTGCAGAACGTACGCCACGGCCCGTCGCCCTTGACGTACCCGCAGCGGGGACAAGAGTAGATATATCTAGGCAACGGTGCAGACCTTCTCCCCGACCCACTCGTGCAGTTCGTCTATGTCTGCCTGCGACGTAGGCCAAACTCGGCAAACGTCAGGACGGTCTTCATAGATGCCGCAGGTGTTGTCGGGCTGGAGTTGGGAGCAGGCGGTCGGAACGTAAGCCCAGACCGCCTCTCCCTTCTGAACTATCCGTACGCCGTGCAGTTCCACCCACCGCTTCACGTCCCCCTCCGCATACTGGGGGTGCACGTTAAGGACGAGAAAGGTGCAACAGGCACCACACGACGTACAGCCGTTCACTTCTTCTTGGCCTTTACCGCAGTAACCTTCGCTGGCTTGGCCGCTTCCTTGTGCGCCTTCTTGGCCGCGAACTCGCACTTGTCATCGTGAACTTTGATCGTGTCACTCGCTCCGGCCTGAAAGATGCCGCAGCCACATGGGGCAGTTGCTACTCTGTCATCGCTCATAGCAGTTTGAACCTGTCTTGCCAGATCGCCATGTAGTCGATGTCCACCGTCTCAGCGGTGGTGGTGGCCGCCTCCATGTAGAACCGAGGCTCCAGAAGTACGTCCCCCTTGATCTGGGACGCCAGAACTGAACCGTGCGAGGCTTGCTCCTGCAAGGCGTTGTTCACGTCCAATACGTATGCCGCCGAGGCCGCCACTGCCGAGGCTGTCTGCGCCAACTGAACACGGCACGTCATAAACGTGGCGTTGGTCGGCGTCCTCGTCCCAAGGTTGGTCTTGGTGGTGTTCATGTTGGACGTGGAACCGTCCGTGATGAAGGCCATCGTGGTCAGAGTCTGCTGGGTGTCCATGGCGATCATCGCCACGTCGGTCGCGCCGTTGGTAATTGTCGGCGTATCGATGTCGTTGATGACAGACGTGGCGGTGTTCGTGTAGGAACTCAGCGGGTCACTGAACCCCGTCTCCCACTGCATCGCCACATTGTTGTCCACCTTCCAGCGAATCTCGAACCCGCAGTTGTAGTCACCCGCCCATGTTGCGCCACCGCGAATGTTGACGTGGTCACCTGCCACCGCGCCCGTGATGCCCGTGATTGTGCCGTTGGCAAGCTGGGTAGATGTCGCAGCAAAGTTCGTTCCGTTCGAGGCGATTTTGGCGAATGTCCACAATGCCAGATTGATTGACCCCGCCGCCGTGGTGTTCCCGCTGACGAAGTCGTCAACGACAAACACTGTATCTCGCCACCGCAAGGGGTAGAGGAACCGCGCCAAAGGCGACTCAGACGACGTGAAGCCGTCCATCTGCTGCTGGCCCGAAGGCCGAATTACGTTTCCGTAGGTCTTTCCACTAGGCACTGGGTTGTCCTTTCTCCGCCCCGATTAAGTCGCGGACGGGCTTGCCATTCCGTTGTTCTCGCCTTCGTTCGGCGCGTGAGGGCTTCGGCCCCACCTCTCTCCCCTGTTCCTCGGCGGACATCCTCGTCCCCGCGCACTCGATGTGCCACTGCTGTCCATTTCTGGTGATGGCAATCGGCTGGGGCTCAAGTATCTCCTGCACGAGGTCTTCCATCCGGTGCATGAACTGGCCCATGTGGCCGACACGCACGGCGGGGTTGAGGTAGGTCTGGAAACCCAGGTCTTTGGCCCGCTGGCAGAAGGCGTAGTCCTCTGAGAGGAGTATCTTCCCGCTCGCAGGGTCGTCGTAGATCATCGTTTGATAGAAGGGATAGAAGGCCCGTTCGTTGTCGGGCTCGTGCAGAAGCGGCATCGTCTCGGCCATCGCCTCGAATACCCTGCGGTGTACCGCCAGACAGCCTGTCGCCGCCCACTGGATAGGGACGGGTGTAGGGTCGTTGGCGAACAGAACCTTAATCCCGTTCTCCAGTTGTGACGTGGGGAACGTCCTCATCGTGGAACGGGTGATGTAGCAGGCCCCGACAATCCCGTACTCCACTGCCTGCTCGCACATTTGGTCGATGCTCTCTTTGGTGAACTCCACGATGTCGGAGTCTAGCGAGAGGTGCACATCGCCCTTTGTGTGGCGCAGGAAGTAAGTTGCGGAGATGCCCCTCGCTCGCTCGATCAATGCATCACCCACCTGCGGGTAGTACCCGTAGTAGTTGTCACGCAAGAGGGGCACGAGCGACCGCATATGCAGAGGCTCCACCGTCCGCCAGATACTTGAGCCGATGAAGACGCTAGGTCTCACGCCTTGACTTCCTCCAGCGAGAACTCGTGCTCCTTCTTGTGAAGCGTGAGAGCCAGAGCGGGCCGCTTGGCGTTAGCCTTCGGCGTCCAGTCGCACTCGTCACAATCGAAGCCGGAGGACTTGCGTTCTTTCTTGGCCCCGGAGAACTCGTACTCGTGGACGATTGAGGAGTAGATGGCATCGAAGTCGATGTTCACCTTCTCGCCGTACTTGACGAGGCTGGCCCTGTCCCACGAATGAACGATTCTGAGATGCCTTCCGAGAGGCTCGATGCCGCCCACGCCGTCGATAGCCGCGAACGGTAGACACCGACACTCCGGACACTGGTACTCCACGATGGAGTGACCGCCCAACTGGGGGAATTTTGTCCCTGGAATCGGGCAGTGCTCGTCCTGATACCAGCGCAGGATCATCACTTGCTCGGCGGGGAACTCCTTCGGGCCTTCTGGGTGCTCGAGGATGACCCGCCACGGGTCCATCGGTTCGTCCTTGCCCAACGCTCCCGTCTGTCGCAGGTACGACTCGCGGCTTTCCAGCGTGCCGAACTTGTTCAGGGGCTCGAAGCCACGCAGCATCAAGTCCCGCTGCCGCTCCATGTTCGTCCCCTGGATGACGATCCAGCCGGGTTCGTCTCCCGTAAGTGGACGGCGGTAGTAGATGTGCTGCTCGAACTTCGTGCCCGAGCCGCTGTAAGCCCTCGTTTGAATATCCGCCATAACGTCTCCTTATCTGGTGAAGACTCTATGAATCCAGCGGCCATCGCCCAACGGCAGGATGACCTCGACGGAGTTAACCCCCGTCAGGGCCAACCACATCTGCCACATGCGTTCGTCCATCCAGTTCACAGAATCACGAGTCCTGTTTCGTCTTGCTTCCCCCTGGTCTTGAGGAACTTGCCCCGTATCCGGTAGCAGATACCGTGCCGGAAATCGTGCCGGTCGAGCATTACCTGAGTAATTTCACGTGGCCCTGTCTCTTCCGGCGACCAGACTCCCTTTGAGTCGAACGCCATCTTGCCTTCGGGAACGGTATGGTTCCCCGCTTCGATGTTCACCTCACCGACCCCTAGCGGCCTGTCCCTGTACGGCCCCCAGACTTCCATCTGATCGATGTTTGTCTGGAGTACGTTGCCCTGACTCGCCATCTGCCGGTCGAACTCAGCCGCCTGCGTCCTCACAGCCGCCTTGAGAGCGTGGTGAGGCCACGCAGACTTCATCTGCCCGATGGGGACACCCTTGTACTTGGCCCCGCCTTTTGACTGGCACAGGAGCACAAGTTCGGGGTCTACCTTTATCCGGCACACAAGCAAGTCAGGGACGTAGAACTTGGTCGTGTCGGGGTCGATGCGAACGGTCAAGTCTTAGGTGCCTCTGATCGAGACGTTGAAGCCGTCGTCAGGCGTGGTGGACGCCCGTGTCTTCGGCAGAATCAATCGTTCGGCGAAGTTGTAGATCGTGTCCGCCGTAACGCCCCAGCCGAGGTTCAGGAGATCGTACAGGACATGCACCTGCGGAGAGCGCTGGATGATGAGCGCCACGCCCCGCTTGTGGCAGAACCAGTTGTACGCCTGACCCCCTGTGCCGGGGTTGTTTGAGGCCAGCGAGGAAACGTGGGTCTCTGCGCCGTAGACAGGCTTCGGAGCCACGTTGCCGGACGCGATGCTGCCCTTCGGGCCGTAGTCGCCAGAGAGGAACACGTCCTGCTTCAACAGAGCGGCGTGCGTGCCGGGGCTCATGTAGAAGAAGCGGTCTCCCTCTGGAACGTCACGGTCATCGAGGTACTGCTTGGCCCGGATGATCGAGTCGGTCGTGGGGTCTACGCCCAGCGCTCCCGTGAGCTGGGAGAAGGAGTTGGGCAGGGACGCCAGCCCCGAGGTCAGGTCGCCCTCGACCACGGACATTAGGGAGTAAGTTGTCTTCCCAGTGTACGTTGAGCGGACGGCGTACTTCGACTGGAGTTCTGCGATGTCTTCCACCAGGAACCCGACGTAAGCCTGGAGGTTGACGGTAATGTTCTGGGTGGTCTCTGTGACGTTGGAGTACGTGCCCGCTGTGTCCGCGCTCTTGAAGCGGACGGCGGGGTTCGCCACGTCCGGGATGGTCACGGTCTTGCCGACTGAGAGTACGTCTTCGTACTGCCGGTCCACAAGACTGGATAGCCCAATCCACGCCTGCGAAGCGTCCGAGAGTTCGGTCGCCCAAACCGTCGGTGCCCAGTTCGCAGACGTAGTGACGGTTACGGTATTGATTGCCAAGTTATGCTCCTAATTCTTGAGCGACGAGCCTGTCCCTTTCTTCTGGGGATAACTTCTGCCGCTCCTCAAATGTCATGGTTGAGTATTTCTTGCCGCCAGAGCCGGAACCAGACACGCTGGACGGCCCTACGCCCTCACGCTCCTGCGCCTTCTGGGCCTCGACCGCTGCGCCCTTCTGGTCTCGGAGTCCTCGCTGGTAGCCCCTGTCTTCGGCGGCGGTCTCGACGGACTTACGCATTTTCTTCATAAAGTCCGTGATGGCCTTCTGGCCTCGGTCGATGTGGAACTCCGTTGAGGGGAGGAACACTTCGTTGCCGTACTCGTCTCGCTGGTTCGTTCTCTCTACCAGCCTTGAGGCAATGCCCATCAAGTCTTTGTCCTCGCCCGCCAGCATCGCTAGAACGCTCGCCGTTGCAACAGCGGCCCCCTGCGTGACTGCGGGCTGGATGGCCCCATCTGCCAGTATCTTGGGGATGAGGTTGAGTGATGGCGCGTGCCTCTGGAGTAGACGGCCAAATGTCGTCGCATCGAGTCCCTGGCCCCTGTCGGCCATGTCTTTGAACGTGGCGTTGAGGTCTGCGATAGCCTCGATTGCTTGCTCTTTGCGTTCCTCTGCCTGCCGTGACAGCTCGTTTACGTTCTTGAACCCCTCCATCAAGCCTGCGTGCTTGGCCGCCGAGGTCTTCTCCTCGAGGTCTCCGTCGTACCATTCCTTGTACTTCGGGTTGGCTTCGTAGAGTTCGTCGTGGCTGAACGCAGGCTCTGGGGCTGGTTCTTCTTCCGTTACTGCGGTACTTTCAGCGCCTTCGGACGGTGGCTCGACGGACGGAGCCTGTTCTTCTACAGGCGCTTCCGTTGGAGCGGGCGTCGTGGGGATTACTTTGGTTACCGTTTCCTGTGTCATTTGATGTCCTTCCTTGAATGGCTAAATGATATACTATCTTCAGCAGATAGAAAGCCCCCACGCGACCGCAATCGCTGGGGGCATGACACCGGAAAGGTTGGTTCCCGATGCAAGACGAGTCTACCACCCGCGTCTGCTGGACATGTCAGGTCGCCAAGCCAATAACAGCCTTTGGCGTCCATCCTCGCAGTATCGGCGGACGCCGCCGTCACTGTGGAAGTTGCCGGAGCAAGAACGAGGCTCGTTACCGCTTCACCCCCGAACAGCAACGGCAGTGGCGCAGAGAGCATCCGGGTTATGCTCAAGCACAAGTTGATCGCTATCACACTAAATTGCCGCCAGAAGTCCTCAACGCTTGGAAACTGACGCAGGCCGCGCTTCAGTCTGGAAAGTTGATCCGTCAGCCATGCGTGCATTGCGACCAGAAAGCTCAGGCCCACCACGAAGATTACAGTAAGCCGCTGACCGTTACGTGGCTCTGCCAAGCCCACCACAAGGCCCGTCATGCTTTTCTGCGACATCATGGCATCACGCTCTATTAACCGAATGGGAACTGCGGGATTACGGAGTTTGGAATCTCTGGATAGCGGTTGGGGTCGATTGGTGGCGGCAGCGGTATAGCCATCGGCGCAGTCGGCGTCGGAGGCGCGAAGGCGGACGCTGATGGGATGCCTGGAATCTGGCTGAGTCCGCCTGCGTTGAAGAAGTCGGGGATGTTTACCGGCGTACCCTTCCAGTTACCCAAGAGGGGTATGTTCATGGACGGAGCCTGTGACGCGCTCGGCAGTATCTCCTGCGCGAACGTCTGCTGCCGCCGTCCGACTTCGTTGGCGATGTTCTGCTGGCGGGCCACGGCGTCCTGCTGGCGCTGGAGTTCGTCCTGCTGTTGCTGCTGCCAGATTAAGCGCCGAGTGTCGTCGTAGGCATTAGTGTCTGCGTTCTGGTAGTGCGCCGCCGAGATGGCGTTCTGGGCCTGGTTCTGTTCGGCCAGTATCTGGTCAGCGACGGCCTTGAAGCGGTCTACGGCCTCGGAGTGTGGTATCTGGGCTGTCGCCACCTGGGTTTTGTAGTCGTCACGGGCCATCTCCAGTTGCCGCAGCGCTACGTTGGCCCAGCCTACGGGGTCGCCTGCGCTGGAGTCCTGTGAGATGTCAACCAGCGTGCCAGATTCGTTCAGTGCCTTGCCCGGAATAGGTAGGCCAGTGTAGGGGTCGATGGCCTTATACAAACCCGGTGAACCGCCAAGATTCTGAGGCGCTCCGCTGGCGACGATCTCACCCTTGTTCGTGACATTGACTGCTTGGTTAAGTCCCGGTATCTGGTAGGTTCCAGCCGGAAGATTACCCGTCACCACTGTGTCCGACATGAACGAGTTGCCGCGTGGGCGGGAGACGCGGACGCCCTTATCAGTCACGTCGATGACCGTGAATTGCATCCCATTCGAGCCGAGAAGAACCTGTCCCGGCTTGACGGTCTTTACGCCAATATCTGCATCACCAATCCGTGCGCCATTGTTGTACTCCTGCCCGTTGCCGGGGTCGCGGTAGTAGCCCGTAGTCGGGATTTCGTTGCCTTGAGAGTCCTTCATGGGAGTGCTCCTGCCAGCGATGTAGCGGCGTCAACAATGGGGTCGGGCACGTCAGTTGTGTGTGAGCGGCCATCGAGATATTTCTGGAAGTTGGAGTCCGAGAGCGCAACCCGAGCGATGCGGATTGGTAGCGAGTTCGCGAGCGTGATTCCATCAAGCGCATCCTGATTCTGAATGGCGTAGTTGACACGCTTGGGGTTCACGTTCAGATCATTGCCGTAATAGAGGCTGGGGAGCGAACCCAACTCATTCGGCATCGTAGCCGCAATCTGAGCGTGCGTTACCGCAGTATTGGGATTTGCCCGATGAGCCATCTGGTACTGCTGTTCAACCTGCGCCGCGAAGTCACGTAACTTGTCGTCCTGCTCAATGGTCAAGCCCTCGAACCGAGGCATGCCATAAACCTGCTGCTTTGGGCTGGCGTCATAGGACTGTACGCTCGCGCCCGCGACAGCGCCTGCGGCCACTGGAGCACCTGCCAGCCCGTTCGTCTTGAACGCGTCGTAGGCGTCCTTGTAAGCAAGCGGGGTAAACAGGTTCTGCAATTCGCTCCATGTCGTGACGGGTTCGTGGGTGTACGTTGTCCCGCTTCCCACATCGAGCACAGCCCCAGGAATCGGGGAAAGCCTTGACCGAGCGTAC